CTTTTATTCTATGTCGTGGGCTTGATGAACTGCAAAAGGTAAAATCCATTGTTGGAATAACGAGTCAGTGGTTAGAGGAATCCATTGGGTTTACCTTAAAAGAGTTTTTAGAATTACAGCGCAGAATGAGGGCTGTCCGCAACACTTACAAGCAGACGATAATTAGTTTCAACCCTAATGACTATTATCACTGGATTCGTGAGTTATTCTTTGATGAAACCAATGTAGCTAATGAGCGATACAAGGCTAAATCAACGGTTCTAATGACCTCTATTGAGGATAATAAGTTTGCCACAAAAGAGGATTTAGACGAGCTTGAGTCGTTAAAGAACCAAGATGAAACAGAATATCAGATATATAGATTTGGTAAGTGGGCAATCCCGAAAAACGTTATTTATACACATTATGATGTTATTGATAATTTTCCAAAAAGTTTTGATGATGTTTTTTATGGGATGGACTTCGGATATACTGACCCGTGCGCTATTGTTTGGGTGGGTGTTTTAGACCAAGAATATTATATCAAAGAGTTATTGTATGAGACTGAATTAACAGCGACCCGGATGTTTGAGCGTGTGCAAGAAGTTATCCCAGACACAAGGGCTTTAATTTATGCTGATAGTAACCGTCCAGAATATATAAAAGAGTTACAAAGCACGTATTATGGCATCAAGGGCGTTGAAAAGAAACAAGGGTCAGTATTAGATGGGATTGACATTGTAAAGAAAAGTGTTATACATTTAGACACTAACAGCCCAAACTTGGTAAAAGAGATGCGAAATTATCGTAAACGTGAAGTAAATGACAGAATACTGGATGAACCTGTTAAGAAAAATGATCACCTTTGTGATTCTCTACGCTACGCCCTGATGTCATATAGGAAACCAGAATTAGGTGTATATATCTTATGAGAAACCCATTTAGCAGAAAAAAGGCTTTTGACCCGATACCAGAAGCGCGGGTTATGATGACGTTGTCGGCACTTGTCGGCACGATGTTTCCTGATATAGATGCAAGCAAGAAATCCCATCTTATCCGTGCAAGCAGGGGAACGGTTTATGCGTGTGTGCAGTTTATTGCCAACGACTTCGCTATGGTACCGGTCAATCTATATACAATAAAAACATCCGGCAAGCCCACGAGGTCGGTATCACAGACAACAAAATCATTCATGTTAAGCAAGGCATCGGGTGTTAATTATAGGCTTCGCAAGGATATGGATGTTGAGCAGATTGAGGCACACGAAGCCATAGACTTGCTTGAGACAGTTAATGATTACAGCGATGGGTATGGGCTCAAAAACCTAACAACACAGCATCAATGCCTAGTAGGAGACGCTTATTGGTGGGTCAGACCAAAGACGACCCAAACACCTTTAGACATACACATATTAGAGCCTGACCAAGTTGATATAATACCTAGCAAAACCGAGTTTAGAACGATAAATAAATATAAGTATGGCGACACCATGATTGAGCCAGAAGAAGTTATACATTTCAAATACCCCAATCCCTCCGACCCGTTCAAATACGGCATGTCTCCTTTAGAATCCATTATTGATGAATATAACCTAGCGGGCAAGCTTCGGGCATTGTTAGCAGACTTGGCAAAAAATAAGTCTGGCATGATGATGTATATTGAACGGTTAGCAGACAAGTTGCCATACACGAAAGAACAAGCTGATTCCATCAAATCCAGTGTTGCAAACATGCGCACCGGCAATATCAGCGTTGACGACATAATGATTTTGTCTCAAGGCGATAAGTTGACGGAAATACCGAACCAGAATAAGGACATGCCCTTTGATGCTAATTTCAAGATGTTACGTGAACTGATTTGTAACGCATTTCAAGTGCCGGTATCATTATTAACAGAATCCAGCACAAGAGCCACGCAGACGACTCAACGGGTGCAGTATTTCGAGTCCTGCATACAACCGAAGATTATTTCATACGTTCAAACACTGAACAGCTATTATCTTCCGATGTTTAATGCCGGCAAACCTGTGATGGACATGTATTTCATGGCTGAGAACTGTGTCCCGAATGATGAAAAGTTGCAGATGGAAGTTGAGACTGGATGGATTCGTGGTGGGGTGAAAACGCCCAATGAGGTTAGATTAGAGCTAAACTTAAAGTCTGACCCCAATGGCGACATATTATACTCCCCGGCAAGTATGACACCAGCAGGTCAAGAGCCGGTTGGTGGGCCGATAACAAATGAAGCGAAGGCGTTGGCAGACGGTATCATTAAAGAGCTTGAGGGTAGCAGGGATGCTTAAATGCGCAATAAAGATGGATGTTCACAATGCTGATGGTTTCGCAATACGCAATCCGACAGCATACTTTCATGTTGATAGCAAAGATAAGGCATACAAACGGGTAGCAGTCAAGGACATCACCTCAGCGCAGTTGACACCAGATGAACGAGATGCCTACATGCTGGCATCACAGTTGATATTATTAGAGAATTTGCGATAAGGGGGGACGTTATGTTGGTTGATTTGGATAAGGTAAAAGCTGAAATAATGGGTCATTTACTTATAGATGAGAGAGTTAAGCATCTACTTGCTGATATTGAGGCGTTGGCTTATGGCAAGACATACACCTGCTTGGCTTGCGGATTTAATATATATTATGATAGCACAGCTAGGGAATATAAACATATAGATAGATTAATAGATGGGCATATAGCCATCCCAAAACCCGACAGATTAGACGGTAATCAACAAGCCGAGGTTGACCGGCTGGTAAAGCGTATGGCTGAGTTAGAGGCTGACGCACATAAATACAAGCCCGGTGATACCGTTTGGCATTCAGTAGGTAGTCTACACTGTAAGTGTGAGGTTGGGACTGTTGTTAGGTATGAAAAAGGCGATGTGGTTGTAAAAGCTAGGTATGGTGAGTGGTATGCACAGGAATCGGAGTTATATCCCTCAAAAGAGGCATGGGAACGGGCTAATAAGAAACCAGAGCCGACATTTAAGGTGGGGGATGTGGTTGAGTGGATTTTAGACAACAAGACTGAAACTGGATATATTGATAGATTTTCCACGATACCACCTGATGATTTAGATGTATGTGATATAAATACAACTGATTTTTTAATGACTAATGTTCCGTTGCATACTGTGAAAAAGGTAGAATGACACTAACAGCGATTAATACTCCGCAATATCACAAATACATAGCTGATGCCTTAATAAAGGGCAGTAATGAGGCACACTGGGACAGGTTTATAGCAGAGTCAACAAAGCCTGAACGTCAATATTATGTTAAGATGATAGAGATATTTGACGAACAGCTTGACGACATCATGGGCAACTTGCAACATTTCAAAAGTTTGAAGGCGTTAGAGGATTACTTGCTTGATGCTGAAAAGTATCGCATACAATATACCGAGTTTGGTCAGTTGATGCTTCCGGGCATCATTAGCGCATGGGCAGAGATAGAGCTTGAGGCATTAGAAGTTGGCATAAGTTTTGATGTGCTTGACCCAAAAGTTCTCATGGCTATCCGTGGCAGGGTTAATCGGTTTAGTGACCAAGTGGTTAATGAGACGCTAGACGAACTACACAGGGTCATAGCACAGTCAATAGCTGATGGTGATGGCATACCACAGCTTGAAAAGAAAATCCGTGAGCTGTATGCTAACATGAGCAAATATCGGGCTGAACGTATAGCGAGGACAGAGGTTATCTGGGCGCAAAATGAGGGCGCAGAGCAGTCGTATTGGCAAGCCGGGATAGAGGAAAAGGAGTGGTGGTCTGCTCGGGATTCAAGGACATGTTTTTGGTGTTTAGAGATGCACGGGAAACGCATAGCGGTTGGCACATCATACTTTGAGGTTGAGGATAAACTAACCGTCATGGTTGAGGATAAGCCAAAGACGATGACGTTCAATTACGAGCAGGTAAACCACCCGCCATTACATTGTTCCTGCCGTTGCACCTTATTGCCCGTGGTTGATATAGGTAAGGCTTACATGCGATATTTGGCGTATAAATGGTAT